TTTTAATAGGAATAATTATAGTGCTAGGACTAGGTGGATATTGGCTATACAATGAGAATGTCACACTAAAAGCAAATAATCTAGCATTAGAGGGAGCAGTAGCTACTCAACAAGAAGCATTAGATACAATGACTAATGATTTCAAATTACAGACAACACAATTGAACGAGATGACAATAAAAAGTCAGAACGCTCAAAGGGAACTGAATAGATATTCAGAATTTATAAGAAACTATGAACTGACTGCCAAAATAATAGGCGACCCAGTTGATATGCAAAGGAAGATAAACAATGGAACAAAACATATCATGGAAGACATCGAGAAACTCAGCGTTGTTGTTGATGACCTTGATGATGGGCTCCAGCTGCAGCCTAATTCCAACTAAACAAGTAGAGATAGTAGCAAAACCAATCGAGAGGACAATAGTTCAACCTATTATGCCTCGTGAAATAGATTTAAAAGAGGTAATGTGGTTAACCATAACGCCTGAGAACTTTGAAGAACAGTTTGAAGTTATCAAAGAACAAGAAGGGGAGTTAGTATTCCTTGCAATGACCATACCAGATTATGAAGTTATGGCGTATAATATGCAAGAACTAAAAAGATACATTACAGAACTCAAAGATGTAGTAGTTTACTACAGAGAGGTTACGACCAATGAAAGCAATTCCGATAAAGAAACACAGTCTAATAACTAGATTAGATAGCATAGCTGAAGAGTTTTACAGACTTCCTCATAAATGGAAACATCATCCACTGCCTAAAACATCAGCAGTAGATTTAAAAGCACACATAGCAGACGCTAAATTTAGTGGGCATCCGATACAGAGCAACTCTATAGACTGGGTGGGAAGAACAAGCACTGATAGGTACAAAAGACTTACACTAGCACTAATAGGGGCTATCAATAATATGGCATCAGATGAAGGACGGCTTCATGGAGAGTTCTATTACGATACAATGTTATTTCAACCACCAGCAACAGGATGGACAGGTTGGCACAATGGTGGAGATAAACCACGAAAATTTGTAAAGTTTATACATAATAGTGGATATGGACTTACAAATTACATTAAAGATGGAAAGCGAACAAAGATAGAGGATAGACATAGACCAGCTGATACAAAAGATTGGACTTGTTTGATAGGAGAGCTTGATGGCTCTAGTACTTGGATGAGCGATAGAAACATGGGAGATACTCCTAGACTTGTAATCGATATATCCATAAAAAATACTTATAATGAGATGTTTGCTAACTTAGAACAGTTTATTAAAAATGTTTAAACAATTTCTTCAAATGCTATTTTGGAAAAGAGATATGCAAAAGCATGCTGACTGGTTTGACAACCACGAGCCAGCACAAGCAAGATTTGAAGAAAATGAAGAGTGGTTGGAAGAACTAGAAGATAGGGTGGTAGAGCTAGAGAGCATAGCCCACCCTTCCAAAGATATAGAAGAATTTGAAAGCTACCCCAGATTAATAGAAACAATCAAACAAATGGTAAAAGATGAAATTAGAAATAAGTCAGGATAAAAACAATGCTTCAGACATATGTGGACACATACCTAATTTCCTATCTAGCAACGAGATAGAACAGTTTTACCAAATCCAAACAAAAGAATTTAAACCAGCAGGAACTCGATATCGAGGTATAGACCTTGATTTACGAGATTGTGATAGAATATGGCAATGTGATATAACAGATGCTTTATATGATAAGATATACTCTGCTGTAGAGTTTTACAACGACAAAACATATAAGTTCAAACTGTATTCACACAGGAAACAGCATGAATTTAATTTTATAAGATACAAAAAGAAAGGACAATTTTTTACTGCACACAGGGATTGCAGACCAACGCTTGATATGATAAAAAATAGAGTATCAATGCGAAAGATAAGTTTAAGTATTCAATTGAGCAGTCCCACAGATTATGGGGGAGGCAACTTAGAAGTAGCAGAAACATATAGTAGACCTGACATTTTAAGTAACCCGAAGTTTGAAGGACTAATAAGTGATATGCCTCAATCAGAATTTAGACATAAATTTAGAACAATGAAAGACAAAGGAAGTCTGATAATATTCACATCTTTTCATTTACATGAAAGCACACCACTAGAGTGGGGCAAAAGAGATGTACTAGTAGGATTTATACGAGGAGAATCACAAGTATGGTAAAAACACCAACAAGTTTAGTAAGACTAGGAAATGAAGTAGTAAAGTGGATGGATGGACAAAGAGATTCACAGTTTCCTTGGTGTGATACATACCTAATGTGGCATGACTTTAGGGCAGACTCAAACATGACTACATATAACTGTACTTTTCCTTATTGGAGAGAACACGGTAATACTATACTAGAAGATATTAGTATAAAAGGTAGTTTTAAAGAACAAATAGAAAAGGTAGTAATAGTAAAACCTACAGAAAAAGGTATCATGCTACCTGCTGCTCACAAGAAAAGACAATCTATTTTTATTCTAAAAGCAGAAAAAGGATTTATTCCAATAATATTAGGTAAAAATTACATAGAATTAACACAAGCATTAGAAGTGACCGAGTATGGATTATACTCATGGAAAAAGAATAATTATAATAAAATATTTGAAGGAGATTCCTTTAGTTCTGGTAATGTATGGAACTTTAATGCACATTTTACAAAAGGAGATTTGGTAATATATGTCAGCTATCATGATGAGTAATGAAGAAACAGGTATATTTAAGAAAGGTCTATCAAGACGACCTAAAGAAGATGAGCCTATTAGACTGTTCATAGGAACAAGTGAACATGAAGAGCCAACAATAGAGCAAATCTATTTGTTTAGTATATTTAAAAATACTGACCACCCAGTAGAAGTTACATTTCTAAGACCTAGTATGTTTCCTGATTGGAAAAGACAAGGATGGGGTACACCTTTTACTTGCTATCGTTATGCAGTTCCAGAACTATGTAATTTTAAAGGTAGAGCAATTTATACAGATGTAGATATGATAAACTTTAGAGATATCTACCATCTATGGAGAACAGACTTGAAAGGCAAACCTTTTGGCATGGTATGGGATAGTCTACAAATGAATGATGCGAAGTATAAAGGGACACCACAAGAAAGAGGTTGGTGGTGTGATAGTGTTATGGTAATAGATTGTGAAAAAGCAAAAGAATTTATTGCTCCAATAAGTGTTCAAGCGAAGTGGAATGGAACTTATAAATGGCATTTTATGGAACAGATTGGCTCTCCTTATAGAAATAAGTCAAGTAAAATAGTAGAAGAAGTAGATGAAAGATGGAATAGTTTTGATGGGTCAGATACTTCATATCCATATAAAGACATAAAAAATGTAGAAAAGATGCAAATACCCCTAGAAGAAATATGGCAAGTACATCTTACAGCTTTGAGTTACCAACCTTGGCATCCAAAGTACAATCCCCATGCAAAAGCATCCCATCAAAGACAAGACATCATGGAAGTATACTGGAGGTATAATAATATAGTAAAAACAATAGGAGGAATAAAGTGATTCCTTTTGAAGAACTTATAGCTCCTGTAGGCATGGATAACTTTTATAGTAAGTATAAAGGCAAAAGACATTTTTATATTAAGTCGAACAAACCCAAATTTGAAAATCATTTTAGTTGGGAAGAACTCGACAACTATCTCAATCAAATGGAAATTAATGGAGTATGGGATAGAACACCACAACTACAAGTAGTATTACCTAATGGGGATAAGTGGTGTAAGAAAAAATCAGAAAAGAAATATAGTAGAGAACAAATCTATGACTTTTGGAATCAAGGTTGTAGTTTTATACTGACATTGAGTGAGTTCCTAAATGAAACCATGTGGAAACAATGTCAAGAGTTTGAAAAACATTATGGTATTGGACAAGCTAACATTTATTGTAGTAGTCAAAAAGATGCTAAGTGTTTTCCAATTCACGCTGATTCTACTGATAACTTTTTATTTCATGTGCGAGGCAATATACGCTGGTACATTTATAAAGAGTTTGCAGATAAAGGAAATTATCGTCCTGACGATGCTACTTTGGAAGAAGTAGTAGACCTAAATGATGGTGACTTACTTTATATTCCAAAGGGTAAATACCACAAAGTAGATACCCTAAGTCCAAGAATATCGATATCTTTTCATTTTCAGGAAGCAATGCCTGGAAAGCCTTATCGTAGGAAGGAGTGGTATGACTGGAAACCATAGGAGATTACTATGGCTGAAACAGTTGCTGATAACAGCAGAAACGAAGTCCAAATAGATTTAGACAAGTACATGAAGTTAGTCGATAAACTCGACGAAGCTGAAGACTTGATTGCTAAGATGAAAGAAGACCGAGCTCGAATGCAGCCCGGCAAGCGTAAGTTCATGGACTTATTCTTAGACCATAATGATATAAATGAAAAAGCTATCATTGGTTTTATTTCTTTCTTCTTAATGACAGTATTTGGAATATGTGATTTAGTTACTGCCTTCATGGGGCAAGACCTTGTTATATCAGATACTATTTACACCTCCTTTGTTATTGTAACATTGGGTGCATTTGGTATATCTGAAGCAGGTAAGGCATTTGGCGGCAAGTAATGAACAGACATCTGTCCTGGGGCGAAACCATGTGGGAACATTTCTGCAAGGTTAGAAAGCAAATCGTTTTCGTTGCTCTTGGGCAGAAATGTCCTTATTGTAATAACACCAAAAAATAGTTCTTGACAGCAGTAATAATTTTTAGTATAATATACATATGAATGAAAATACAACAAACAAAAAAACTTGTCAAGTGTGGAACTCCGAGACAAAGTCCTTCGAGACTTGGTATTGGGATGACTGCGAGTTTTGTGGTAAGATGGTAAACTACAAAACAGGCGAGTGCAACGAATACAAGTGCTGGATATAATATGAATTTATTTTACTTAGATGAAGATATGGACAAATGTGCTGAATACCATGTGGATAAACACATAGTGAAGATGCCACTTGAAGCTGCACAGCTTTTGTGCACAGCTATCTGGGTAGACCATGTACTTGGTTTTGTCCCTCGTGCCTTGGACAAAGAAGAAAGTAAAATCCTCAATGAGGAAAAGGCAAAGATAAAAGACTTACCAATGGAAGAAAGACCGTTGACACCTTATCTACCAATGATGTACAATCATCCTTGCACGATATGGACTAGGTCATCACTAGACAACTATGAGTGGACACATTGCTATGCAAACGCACTAAACGATGAGTACCACTATCGTTATGGTAAGCAACACAAGTCGGTAGTAGAAGTAGTAAATAAACTGCCCGATACCAAGAATCTCCCTCGCGTAGGGCAGACACCTTTTGGTATGGCAATGCCAGATGAGTTGAAAGACGAAGATGATGTTGTGGGCAGTTATCGACTATACTATCACACAGACAAGGCGACATTCGCCAAGTGGTCACACCGAGACAAACCCCATTGGTGGGATGAAGGTCTCGCATGGTATGACCAACGGATAACAAGATGATAAAAGTAGAACAGAATGGATTTACATTCACATTCAATGACGGAACTACAGAAGAAGAACAACAACAAGCAATCAAAAAACATTTAGCAAAAACTAGATGGTTTAGACCGATTGTTATGAGAAAATCAGATGGAAATACTGTTCATCTAGGAAATGGAGTAAGAAAACATGGCAAAAGACACACCTCTTGATGTACTATTAGGTATTAAAAAAGAACCTTTAGACACTATGGAACATAGAGATATGTTGCGTAATAACTTAAATGTACAAAGAACTACTACTGAAGAAGAAATAGCACTTCTTAAGGGACAATTATCTGCTAAGAAAGAATATTTAGCAAAAATTGAAGGTGGACTTGATGTGCTTGATGAATTGAGCAAGTGATTGTCATAGAGGATAACTTCTATCCTAATCCTGATGAAGTCAGGGAAACAGCCTTGTCCATGTTTTTTAGACCAGGTCGTAGAGAAAGGAACACTAACTTTCCTGGGTCAAGAACTAAAAGTAGTTTTTCTGATGAAAACTTTATTTTTTGTAGAAACAGGTGGGAAAATTTATTAAATGCAAAAATGCAATATTTTCCAGCACATAATAGTAATACTGCTTTTACTTTATCAACAGAAAAAGACGCAGACTATAATTGGGTACACCACGATTGTTCAGGTTATTTAGAAAACACAACAAATATGATGGGTGGTCAAGCGTACGCTGCGGTCATTTACTTGAGTCCTGCAGATGATTTATCAAAAGGAACAGGGTTATTTAGGTCTAAAGAAACAGGTAAGATATTCAAGACTAAAGAACTTACAAAACCTCTAACAGGTTTTAAACAAGGTTGGACAGAAGATGGAATGTTTGATATGCATACCTATGTTGGGAATGTGTATAACAGATGTATTTTATATCCTGCCCACTATTGGCACGCCCCTTTCTGTGCAGGATTTGGAAAGGACAAGAAAACAGGCAGACTTGTACAAGTAGGCTTTTTTACAATAAACAAAAAATGAGTGAATACAAAGAAAATAAATTTAACGAAGATGTAGCAATGACCATGCTACAAAACCATATTACAAAGACTTATGATAGTCATTACAGTATGGAAAAAATCCAGTCAACCGAGTTCATCTTCGATGCTGGTCATGGAGAGGGTTTCTGCTTAGGAAATATCATAAAGTATGCCCAACGCTATGGAAAGAAAGATGGAAAAAATCAGCAGGATTTACTAAAAATTCTGCACTATACAATAATGTTATTAGGGGTAGAAATTGAGAACGAAGAAACACGAAAATCTTACACAAGCGAATATAAGCAAGGTAATTGAGTTACTAAACCCTACCGATGGTAGTAAGCCTATCACAAAGAAAGAAGCATGTGCTATATTAAACATTGCTTACAATACAACAAGATTAGGTAATATCATATCTGAGTACCATGAAATGGCAGAGTTTCGTGCATTAAGAAAAGCTCAGAACAAGGGTAAAGCAGCAACAGAAGCTGAGATTAGAGATACAGTTAAGATGTATCTTGAAGGAGATAATGTAAGTGAGATAGCGAAATCTCTTTACAGGTCTCCAGCATTTATCAAAGGAATTATTGATAAGTTAGGTGTGCCACAAAAGTTGTCACACACAGATTATGACGGCAGAAGAAATGCCATCCTACCAGACCAATGCGTAGCAGAGGAGTTTGAAGTAGGAGAAAGAATTTGGGCAGTTAGAGAAAATTATCCTGCCATAGTTCAAAGGGAGTTAACAACTCCAGAACAAGCCGAAGAAAAAGGTTTTAGAGTATACCTATGTTATACCATAGAGTGTACACAAGAAGACTTGAAAGATACTTACTTTCCCTATCTTGAGTTTGCAGGTAAATATACCTGTTTAGCAGCTTACGATATGGGCAGTCTAAGACATTTACGAAAGTATATGTAAAAAGGAAAAGAAATGGACACACTACTAATTGTAGCGTCATTTTGGGTTGCTGGAATAGGCATGGCAATATACACGCTTTATTTACCAGCAATAAAAATTATAGGACTAATAGATAAGAACAATTTAGGATATAGATACGCATGGATGGGTGGAATTGTTTTCGCCTTTTTCTCAGCAGTATGTCTTCCCTTTCTAGTTCATATTATCCTAATAGAAGAAAAGCAAGAAAGATTCTTGCGAGCATTTATACCAGCATATATGGGAGAAAAATAATGAATAATTATAGAGAGAAAATAATTAATGCCCTCATAAAATTTTATGAAGGAGGCATTGCAGCACACATAGTTAATATTGAAGTACTAGTGGGGTCTCATGTAGGACTTGCAGAACATGGAGATATTATAGAGACTGTTGACTTAGAGCTAGAAAAGCTTGCAGCACTTGAAGATAAACTTGCTTCTCTTAAAAGACATTTCAAATGAAAAAGACAGAAGTAGAAATGCTAAAAGAGATGGTAGCTGAACAAACCAAACAGTTATATGAGTTGTATAAACAAGTAGAAAAACTAAACAAGGAACTAAATGATATTAAGCTACCAAGATGAAACTATAGGGATTATAAGAAACCCCTATGAAAGGGTTGTTTCTGCTTACTTCAAAAGCCTAAACTATAAAGGACTAGACCTTTGGGTAAAAGAGAATCCTTTACAGTTACAAACAGAAATGTATCAAGAGTGCGACCACTTGGTTAGACTCGAAGCATGGGAAGAAGAATTAAAATTCAAAAACCTACATCCAAAAGATACATCAATTTTAAGTAGTGAGGAAATAACGCCTATGTGGGATAGATGGTATACATTAAAGACAAAGACCTTAGTATACCTGATGTATCAGAAAGATATAGAAACCTACGGTTATAGACTCTAAAAAATAGTTCTTGACTCATGCTTAAACTTCTTGTATAATATATTTATATTAATGGAAAAGAAGTCAATATGAGTGACAGATTTTATACACAAATGCGTGAAGCTACAGGTTGGGCTCCAGGTCTGCCTGAGTTTTACAAACAAAGGAGAAAGCGAATGTCAAATTGGACAGACGAAAGCAAAGCTCAGGCAGTAGAGATGTATACTGCAGAAGAACCAACTCCAGAAAACAGTATGGAGATTGTGAAGATGATTGCTGAAGAATTAGGCGAGAGCCCAAATGGTGTCAGAATGATTCTTACTAAAGCTGGCGTATATGTTAAGAAAACTCCAGCAGTTAAGTCTAGTGGTGGAACTGGCGGTGGCAGAGTAAATGTCGCAGCTGCACAAGACGAGTTAAGTAAAGCAATTAGCGATATGGGCGAAGAAGCCGATATGGCAATCATAAGCAAGCTCACGGGTAAGGCTGCTATGTATTTTGTTGGCTTAATTAACAAACTTAACGATTAATTACCCCTGAAATGTGGAGGGTGGTAACACCCTCTGCAATTTTTTACATCTTCAATAAAGACCTTGTAAGACGATACCATTGTTGGGACGCTAATAGATATTAACCACCCACAAGGAAACGGATGAAGAAAGACGATTTTGTAAAAAAATTAAATGATGCTGGCGATGCAATCGTTACTTATCGAAGCCAAAACAGTCGTAGACTGAAGTACAATGTCTGTACTATGGATTTTGATAACAAGCACATACAAACGAAAAGGAATCGAGCTAGACCCAATCAAAGACAAGTTCTATTGTTTTGTTGGGATACCGACTCTTACAGACTACTGATGCCTGACAATGTTACTTCTATTGTTCCCTTAGCAGCGATACTAAAAAATGATAGAAATACATGAAGCACCAGCAGTTTACGAAAAAGTAATACACCATAATATAGAGAAAAGCGAAAAGATTTATGTTATGGTGAATACTTTCCGTAATACGGAATATTTACATATAAGAAAG